AGTGCCTGCATCGGCGGCGAATATCGCGGCATAGCGGGCTAACTCTTGTGCGTCTGTCATGGTTTAGTTTCCTTTCAGCGTGTAAATGATTGACCATATCGCCAGCGCACCAGCGCCAGCGAATAGGAATAGGGCAGCGCCAGCGAGTAGCGCGCTCATTCGGCCATATTGTCCAACAGGGCGTTATTCTCAGCGACTAGGCGGTCATACAGTATCTGCAATTCCTCTAGTTGGTCTTTAACGTCCACTAGGTCTGCTAGGCGGTCAGCCAGCACAATTGCCAATTCGTCCATGCTGTCGCGGCCTTCATTGATAAGGCCGTTATCGTCCAGCATCCGAAAATAGTTACGGTCGTATTTCATGTTAGTTTACTCCGAATAGTAGGTGGTCAAGGGTTAGCGCCGCGATGATATACACCGCGAACGCTAGGTTATGGATTGCAGCGCGGCTCATGCGTTGGTGCCGCCAACGTTGACGAAATAGTAACCTGTGCCGTCGGTGTTGCCGCCTTGTGCGTAGGTGCCGTTCCAGCCCATCTTGGCAATGAGAGCGTCTGCAGCGGCCTTGTGGTTGTCTTGAACGTCTAGCGCATAGTCATATGGCACAGTTATGTTGCCACCCCATGCCGTCGCTTTGATACGCCCGCCACGGGTGTTGGTTGCGCCAAGATATTTGGTTGCGATTGCTTGTGTTGTAATAGTCATAGTGTCTCACTCCTATTGATTGTTGTTAGGCGTCTAAATCAATCAGACGCTGTAAGGATTTGGTCAGTTCGCTGGCACGTGCCATGCTGTCGCTGTCACCGTCGATTAAAAATGCCGTAATCTTTTCGGAAAGCTCAATCACAGTGTCGCGGTAAGTTAAGCCCTCGCCGCGCAAGAAATCAAAAATAGTGTCAGTATCATGTGTCATGCTGCACCACCTTTCTTGCGAATTGCCAGTTTGACTAACGCAACGTGAATAGGGCGCATTGCGTTGAAACGCCCTTCTTCCAAAACGATAGCTTCAAGCCAATGAAGTTCCTGTTGCATGGCAAGGTTAAAATAGGTGCGCTTAGGTGTCTGTGTCATACTGAATTGTCCTTTACTGTTTAACTACCCTCTTACTCGCATAGTTTGAGGGTATCTCCAAACGATATTTTACCCTCTAATGTCGATTTCTGGATTTGCAGCAAATTGTGTTGCGTTTATGCAACATTTTGCGCCGATTGATCGGGCTGGGCGAAATAGTCATTTGCTAGGCTATCATTTCAACCCAAATGACTATTTTTTAATGGCTGATTTCCGCGGCTTTCCGGCTGACTTAGGCGATCTAGGCTATGGAATGTTAAGTCACTGATGAAAATAGTTAGAGGGTATAAGAATATAACCATATAGGTTTTCGTCACTTCGCGGTGACTTGAAACCCGATAGCCTAAACCGCCTAGATCGCCTAACTTGCCCTCAAACTTTACGTTAACGTAAAGCTGTCATGGCCAACGCAAATTGCCACGCAATCGATAACGCAATCGATCACGCAATCGGTTCACCGCAGACTTGCAAACGCATAGCCTAAACCGCCCAGACTTTACGTTAACGTAAAGCTGGCCAGACAACAAAGGGCCAACGCAATATCCAGCCAGCCAATATGTTTTTGCGAATCGTTCGCATCAGCCACAAGCAAAGGCCAATCTCAATTCCAGCAAGAACAGAACAAGAACGCTGCACAGCGCAACGCAAGCCAGCAATCGCCAGCCAGCCACAACGCAAGATTGAATTTAACATAATGCTGGAGGGGAGGGGGTAGGGCCGGTGGGCCGCGCGACTGTCGCGGGTAGGATCGCAAACAATTTTTTATTTTTTGCAAATTAGAATGCAACACACTATAGTACGCCCAATGACTTTCTACTCACTGCCATTTACACCAGAGCGGACGCAGGCCACCGAGTCGCGGCTAGAGGCAATCTATGAAGCCGCCAAGTACGGGCTAAAAGGTGACAGCCTCGCTATGGCCGCTGGATTAACCCCGCGGCAGTTCCGCGTGTTGGCCGACGCAGACCCGCTGGTGGAAATGGCAGAGATCAAAGGACGCGCTGACGGCGAGTACACTGCGGCTAAGACAATGTACGAAGCAGCACGCGATGGCGACAGCAAGGCTGCGCTGGAGATACTCAAGCATCAGCACGGCTGGGTAGCCAAGCAGCAGATCGACGTAAACATCGACCAACAGATAAGCATCACAGGCGCGCTGGAAAAAGCACAGTCGCGCGTCATCGAAGGGCTGTACACTGACGTGACGCCCCCAGCGCAGCTAGAGGATAACACATACCATGCAGCAGCCGATATACTCAGCCCAAGACGAGATGGAGTTGATGGCAAGGTTGTGGTCACCCAGCCTGAAGGATGACCCGCTAGCTTTCGTATTATATACATTCCCGTGGGGACAGCAGGGTACGCCGCTGGAACATTTCCCCGGACCGCGCAAATGGCAGCGCCAGATACTTGGCGACCTGCGCGACCACATCAAAGCGAACAACGGTAAGGTAGACTTCGACACTGCGCGGCTGGCGATTGCGTCAGGACGCGGTATCGGCAAGTCGGCGCTAGTGTCATGGCTGACGATATGGATGCTGTCATCACGGATCGGCAGCACTACCATCGTGTCGGCTAACTCCGAGGCGCAGTTGCGGTCGGTAACATGGGCAGAAATTACTAAATGGCTGGCAATGAGCCTTAACAGTCACTGGTTCGAGATAGCTGCCACACGCATCATGCCAGCCAAGTGGCTGACAGAACTGGTCGAGCGGGACTTGAAGAAAGGTACGCGCTACTGGTCAGTCGAAGGGCGGCTGTGGTCGGAAGAGAACCCCGACGCATACGCAGGGGTGCACAACTTCGACGGTGTGATGCTGATCTTCGACGAAGCCAGCGGTATTCCAGACTCGATATGGTCAGTGTCTGATGGTTTCTTCACGGAGAATACGCCGCATCGCTTTCATCTGGCCTTCTCCAACCCGCGGCGCAACACTGGCTATTTCTACGAGACGTTTCACAGCAAGCGGGCGTTCTGGCAGACGCGCACTATCGACGCACGCGATGTCGAGGGTACAGATAAAAATCTGTATCAGCGCATTATCGACGAATATGGGCCTGATAGCTACCAAGCCAGCGTCGAAGTCTACGGTAACTTTCCGTCAGAAGGTGACGATCAGTTCATTGGCAGCACGCTGGTAGATGACGCCATGCGGCGCACACCGGCTAAGGATGCCACAGCACCCATCGTCATCGGTGTTGACCCTGCACGCTTCGGGGCTGACGCCACCGTCATCGCTGTGCGCCAAGGGCGTGACATCCTAGAGTTGCGGAGACACCGCGGCGCAGACACTATGGAAGTGGCTGGACACGTCATCGACGCGATAGAAGAGTTTAAGCCTGCGCTGGTCTGCATCGACGAAGGCGGCCTAGGCGCAGGCGTCGTAGACCGGCTGAAAGAGCAGCGGTACAAGATACGCGGCGTGAACTTCGGCAATAAGGCCAAGAACCAGACCATGTGGGGCAACAAACGGGCCGAAATGTGGGGTGCCATGCGTGACTGGCTCAAGACGGGCCATATACCGACAGATAGGTTCCTGAAAACGGACCTCATCAGCCCGCGCACCAAGCCTGACAGCAAGGGGACGCTGTTCCTCGAAAGCAAGAAGGATATGAAGGCCCGCGGCCTAGCATCGCCTGACGCAGCGGACGCCATAGCGGTCACGTTTGCGTTTCCTGTAGCATCTACTGATCCGCGTCTAGGACGCGTTGACAAGCGCCGCGTAAGCGCGTATTCTTCCTCTGGAATATCTACATCGTGGATGGGCAGTTAATGGCGGACAAGAAAAAATCGGTGTCGCTATCCGTTGGCAGGGGCGAGAAATTGCCCGTGTCAAAGGGTGCGGGACTGACAGCCGCTGGCAGGGCCAAATATAATGCTGCGACAGGCAGCAAGTTAAAGGCGCCTGCACCCAACCCGAAGACAAAAGCGGATGCTGGGCGCAAAGCGTCGTTTTGTGCGCGCATGGGTGCAGTAGCAGCCAAGGCTAAGAACGGCGAACGCGCCAAAGCTAGTTTGAAAAGGTGGAAATGCTCATGAAACCGGGCCTGTACGCAAATATCCATGCTAAAAAAGCCCGCATTGCCGCCGGATCAGGCGAAAAAATGCGTAAACCGGGCGCTAAAGGCGCACCAACAGCCAAAGCGTTCAAAGAGAGCGCCAAAACCGCTAAAAAAACCAGCTAAAAAGGGTAAGTAATATGCCAGCAGATAAATACGGTAAAAGCCTGTACAAAGCAGGAACTATGAAGTCCGAAAAAGCGGCTATTGCTAACCGCGATCCGGCCCGCAAGGCAGCAGCCATGAAGATTCTGGCCCGCGAAGGCACCACAAGCGCAGCCGGCGGTCGCCCAGCGCCTGTTAAACCGCAGAAAGCCATCAGCCTAACAGTGCGGATGAAGCCAACACCGATGGGCAAAAAGAAGTAATCATGCCGCTCATTAAATCGACAGGCAAAGCCGCGTTTCGCAAGAACATCAAGGCTGAAGTAAACGCTGGTAAGCCTGTCAAGCAGGCTGTAGCTATTGCCTACAGCGTCAAGCGCGAAGCCGCCAAGAAGGGCAAAAAATAGGTTATGGCCGACCCCACAGGCATGAACGCGGCAGGTAAAGTCGCCAACGTAGGCTCTAACGGGCCTAAAACTACTGGTGATGACCATGACAAGATGGCTACCATGCGTAGCCGCCTCACAATGGCGCAATCGGCGTATTCGGACAGCCGTGAAGACGAGTTGGACGATCTACGCTTCATGGCCGGCAGCCCTGACAACCAGTGGCAATGGCCTGCTGACGTGCTGTCAACACGCGGAAGCGTGCAAGGACAAGCAATTAACGCACGTCCATGCTTGACAATTAACAAATTGCCTCAACACGTCCGTCAGGTGACGAACGAACAGCGTCAAAACCGTCCAAACGGTAAGGTTATACCTGCCGATGACAATGCTGACGTACAGGTAGCAGAGATTTTCAACGGTGTGGTGCGCCACATTGAGTATATGTCGGACGCCGACGTTGCATATGACACCGCCTGCGACAACCAAGTCACCTATGGCGAAGGTTATATCCGCCTACTGACTGAGTATTGCAACGACGATACGTTCGACCAAGACGTTAAGATTGGCCGTGTTCGTAACGCATTCAGCGTTTACATGGACCCCACGATCCAAGACCCCTGTGGCGCTGACGCTGAGTGGTGCTTCATCACTGAAGACATCCTGAAAACTGAATATGAGCGTCTGTTCCCTGACGCAACGCCAATCAGCACGCTGTATAGCCAAGGCGTCGGCGACCAAGGCATTTCGTCATGGTTACAAGAAGATACGATCCGCATCGCGGAGTATTTTTACAACGATTACAAGCGTGAAACGCTGCATCTGTACCCAAATAACCAAACCGCAACTGCTAATTCGCCCGAAGACAAGCAGCTTAAAGAAATGTACGGTAAACCGCTTCGCACACGCGAAGTAAACCGTAAAAAAGTCATGTGGATGAAGACCAATGGCTTCGACATCCTCGACGAACGCGAATGGCCGGGCAAATGGATACCTGTCGTGCGCGTAATCGGCAACGAATGGGAAGTTGACGGTCAGATTTACATCTCTGGGCTTGTGCGTAACGCCAAAGACGCCCAGCGTATGTACAACTACTGGACCAGCCAAGAGGCAGAAATGCTTGCACTGGCGCCTAAAGCGCCATTTATCGGCTACGGCGGCCAGTTTGAAGGCTACGAACAGCAGTGGAAGACTGCCAACACGACCAACTGGCCGTATCTGGAAGTCAACCCTGACGTTACAGACGGCGCCGGAGGCGTTCTACCGCTGCCACAACGCGCACAGCCACCTCTGCCCCAAACAGGGCTGATACAGGCTAAAATGGGTGCTGGAGAGGATATTAAGGCCACAACGGGCCAGTACGACGCATCGCTGGGCCAGCAAGGCAACGAACGGTCTGCAAAAGCTATCGTCGCACGCGAAAAGCAGGGCGATGTCGGCACGTACCACTACGTTGACAACCTTGCGCGGGCTATTCGCCACATCACGCGTCAAATCGTCGATCTTATCCCTAAAATCTACGACACACAGCGCATTGCACGCATTATCGGTGCTGATGGCGAAGTCAGCATGGTCAAGATGGACCCATCGCAGGAAGAGCCTGTACGTGAAGTGCGTGACCCTGAAACCGGCGGTTTGATCGAGAAGATTTACAACCCCGGCGTTGGTACATACGACGTTATGGTCACAACTGGCCCCGGCTACATGACTAAGCGTCAAGAAGCACTCGACGCTATGAGCCAGATTCTGCAATCCAACCCACAACTTTGGGCTGTTGCAGGCGATTTGTTCATCAAGAACATGGATTGGCCCGGCGCACAAGAAATGGCAAACCGCTTCAAGAAGATTCTTGATCCCAAGGTGCTGTCTGAAGGTGACGAATCGCCTGAAATGGCTGCTGCACAGCAGCAAATGGAAGTCATGGCGCAAGAACTGAACCGCATGGTCGATATTATCGAAGGCGTTCAGGCAGACGTTGCGAAGCGCGAAGTAGATATCAAGGAGTACAAGGCTCAGGTAGATGCTTACGACGCTGAAACAAAACGTATCAGCGCGATGCAAGCGGGGATGACAGAAGAGCAAATTCAGGATATTGTCATGGGGACGATTGCAGGCGCACTGGATACCGGCGATTTAATCAGCGGATCACCAGAAATGCGTCAGCAACCTGAAATGACCGAAGAAATGCCTGAACCGCAACCAATGCCAGAAATGGGCGCCATGCCTGAAATGCCGCCTGAAGGAATGATGTAATGACCGTAAGCCTCAAACATACCTTTCAGTCTGCCAAAACTGACAGCGCCGACGCAACGCTTATCCAGCCGTCCAACTGGAACCAAGAACACGTATTGACAGCGGCTGCCGGTAAAGTTCTTGGCCGCGATACGTCCGGCGACGGTACGGTGCAGGAGTTGCCAATCTCCGTGTCGCCTGCGGGCGATGTCACTATACCTAACAACTTTGCCGTCACAGGCACTACAGGGCTTACAGGTACTACAACGCTAGTTGATCTTACCTCTACGGGCACCGCGTCGCTTACCAACCTTGGCGTTACAGGGACTACAACGCTTACCAACGCGCTCACGGTTCCAAACGGCGGTACTGGCGTTGCAACGTTGCCTGCCAACAACGTCCTGATTGGCAACGGCACTTCGGCTGTGACGGGCGTCGCGCCGGGTATTGCCGGCAACGTTTTGACCAGCGACGGCACGTCGTGGACAGCCGCGGCTGCATCAACCGGAGCGTATACAGAATACTTAAACCGATCGACGGACGTTACTCTTGTAGCCGCAAACACCGGCAAAGTCGTTATTGATCCAACAGTGTCAATTATGGTGCAGCTTCCGAACGCGACAACACTTACGGAAGGCGACACTTTTGAAATTACAAATATAAGCGAACAAAACAATCTGTTCGTAAAAAGCAACGACGGCACATATCAGGCATTTGTTGCCGCTGGTCAAACTGTAAATGTCACGGCGGCGGATGTTTCTACCGCTGCGGGCGGGTGGGTCGCCGATAATCCAAACTACGGATTTAGCAGCCCAGTTTCGTTTGGGTACACTGGGACGTACAATAACTATAACATTAATAGCGCGACTGCGGCGATAAGCGCCACAAAAATGATACGCATTAATTACAGCTCTCGGCAGACGGGTGTGACTGCCACAATTATTACGAAAAGTGGGTCGGCTATTACGAAGGGGAGCGAACAATCTCTGTTTCAACCTAATATTAACGCCGCCACTGACACTAGGGGTATTTTAAATGTCGTTATGACTAGCGCCACAACAGGTATTATTTCTATTATTGGAAATAATACTAGCGCCCTATCTAACGTTTTGTTGTATACATTTTCAATTAACGGAAGTGATATTGTTCAAATTACTGGGCAAGAACCTATTTCATTAAACCTTTCTGCGGCTTCAAAAGGCATTGCGTTTGCCACTCTTTCAGCCACATCTGTCATGATTACTTATCATGTTGCTACTAACTCATACACTTCACGGATCTTAACCTTAACCTCCGGTTTAATTACCGCCGTCGGCGCGGCGTATCCCGTCAATACCTCCGCGGTGGGCCATAGCACTCAATTTCCGCAAATTGTTGCCTTATCCTCGACACTTGTTGTTGCTGCTTGGTTTGACAACAATACCATTAGGTTTTTTGTAAGCGCGGCGACTATATCAGGAACCGCAATTACGTGGGGGACATCTGTCATAGTGCTTTCGTCCTCAACCAACACTAATTCATATGGTATTTCCAGACTTTCCGCGACTGAATTTATTCTGTCACTTGGAAATTTGGATACCGTTTTGTCAAATTATGGCAGCGTGAGCGGAACAACCGTTACCCTTGGCGCAACAGACACATACACCGGCGGCGGCACTGCAATATACAGTGTTATGTCGTATCCAATAAGCAGCACTTCCGCGCTTGTCGTGTATTATGATAGCGCCACTGCAAATAATAAACCTTATGGGTTTGTACTGACAAAATCTGGCACGTCCTTGACTAGAGGAACGGTATACACGATTGCAACGGCCCCAATACCAACATCGACTGAGCCTTCGCCATTTTCGCTAAAAGGTTTTGTGGCGTTTGATCCCATTCAGCAGCCCGCAACCGATTTCTATATGGATTACGCGTCTGCTAGGTATGTCTTTGCTGTGCCTCTTTCGGTAAGCGGAACCGTTGTCACGCCGGGGACTGGAATTCTTGTAACGCCTGAAAACGCCAGCATTACGGCAGGATTTCAACCTGCAATCTGCACACTGTCTAAAACACGCGCCATTGCTTTTGTGTACTATAACGCCGCTTCTGACGGCGCACCAAGTTCGCGCTTGTATCTGCTTGATACGTCTGGCGCGCGACCTGTAGTGCTTGCAACATCTTCCACTATCAGCACAGCGGGCGTTTTTTGCGCCGGGCAATTAACAGCAACAAGGGCTATTATCGCTTACGCAACCAGTTCAAGTGTGACACCCACTATCAGAACGCTTGATATTACGGGGGATGTTTTCACATTTAACGCGTCAATTACTGGCGTTTCAAATATAGGCCAGCGCCCAGCAATACGAAAAGTTAATTCAACCAAAGCAATGATATATCTGGCGGATACTGCGACAGACCACCGCATATATAATATTGCCATTAGCGGTACAACGCTAACTCAAAGCCCGTCATATGTCACCATTGGTAACGACACCGCACAAGCGCAAACAAGCCGACGCATTTTATATAGCTATGATGATGTTGGGTATTTTTTCAAAGTTAGCAGCAGTACAGGGTCAACGTTAATGTTTACTGTGTCTGGCGTCAGCCCGGCGAATGAAAGCACAAGCAGTGAAACTGTTAGCAGTGCAACTCTACCGCTGTACATTTCGCTTGCAAAAGCGGGCAATATGATCGCCCTAGGCGCTTACCAATCATCCATTTCTTCGGGTCTTGTTAATTCAACACTTGATGGTATCCCAAGAAATATAGGAGTTATTAGCGCCGAATTTAACGGCTCAGGAATTACAATGCCGTTTAGCGCGAATTCGGTTATGATTTACGGAAACAATGCAAACTCTTACGGAAAACTTGTTTTTACTTCACCGACTGCCGGAACGTCTAGAAACAGCACAATCCCTAATCAAACGCGCATTTTTAGCCCCAGTTTTGCAATGCACGAGCCGATTCAAGACTGGGTAGACGGCGATTATTTTGCGCCGAATACCGACAAGATTTTGTTTTTGGGGCAGAATGGTATCAATTTACAATATGAAATGTATCATGTGTTTGATAAGGGGGCGGCTCAATGACAAGCCTTATTGATAAAGGCTCAGTTGTAGCCTTTGGCGACATCGAAGATACCGCAGATGCTTATATACTGGGCGACGCAATTATCTGGAAATCCATCGTGCCGGATGGCGTTCTAATCGACAGCGAACCAGATTACGCGTCCGAAAACGGATGGATGTATATCGACGGCGTTTTTGTTGAGCGGGCGCCGGCGCCTGCGTTTGTTGATTACGAAGCTGAAGCGCAGAACCGCAAAACCCGTAATACCATGTTGTCTGATTGCGATTGGACGCAGCTTGGCGATGTCAACCTGACTGCCGACTGCAAGGCTGACTTTACCGCGTACCGCCAAGCCTTACGCGCGGTTGATCTTTTCAATCCAGTATGGCCCATTGCGCCCGTTGAAGAATGGGCCGCATAATGACCTGCGCTAACTTCATAGGTACACTGTTTCTTGCGCGCGATGTAGCCCATTCGACGCACCTGAACACGCGTAGCTACGCAAAACACAAAGCGTTGCAGAAATTCTACACTGGGATCATTGATTTAGCGGATGATTTCGCTGAAGCTTATCAGGGCAAATACGGCCTTATCGGCCCTATTTCGCTTATGTCGGCTAAGAAGACAAACAACATTGTCGAGTTTCTTGAAGGTCAAGTAGACGAACTGATGGAAATGCGGTATAAAGTCGTTGATAAGGAGTGTACCCCACTCCAAAACATTATCGACGAGATTTTTGGGTTGTATTACTCAACCTTGTACAAACTTAAATTTCTCGCATAAGGACGCGACATATGGAAATTTTACGCCCTCTTAACGATTCCGGTTTTGCTACTCAAAGCGTAGCTTACACTGGTACCGCCGGTTCGGTAACTGGCTGGAACGCTGGCCCGCAAGCTGTGCTGGTATGGTGTACATCTGACGCGTACATTCGCGTAGGCAACAGCGCCACAGCTACAACGGCGGACACACCGCTGCCAGCCAACACACCTGTACCAATTTACGTACCGCAACCCGGCGACGCTGGGGGCACTGGCGGCGTATGGCGCGTTAGCGCAATCCAGATCAGCGCAGGCGGCACGCTGTACGCAAAGCCGATTAACATTCGATGAGTTTCGGTGCTCCCGTCCGTAATGGTATAGGTATAGGCTTAAAAGCCTCTACTTCGCTGTCTACGCGCGGCGGAGCAAGCGGCCCACCTCAAGGGCAGCAGGCGTTCACCACACCCGGCACGTTTAGTTGGGTTGCTCCCGCCGGGGTTACAAGCGTGTCTGTCGTCACTGTTGGCGGTGGTGGGGGTTATACTAACTATGACGCGGAGGGTATTGCAGGCGGCGGCGGCGGCGCTTTAGCGTACGCGAACAACATCAGCGTAACGCCCGGAAATAGCTACACAGTTGTAGTCGGAAACCGGGGCGTCACCGGCGCTGGTGGCACATCTTCATTTATTAATACATCCACCGTCGCGGCAGGAGGCGGCACCGCCCCACCGTTTGCATATAGGGGCGGTACAGGTGGCGTTGTTGTGGCAGGTACAGGCTTTGCTGGCGGAAATGGCGGCGAAGCTGGCGGCGCTGATGTTATCCGCAGCGGTGCTGGCGGTGCCGGCGGTTATTCTGGTGTCGGCGGTAGGGGTGCGGACTTTTTAGGTACTGGTTTGGCTGGCGCCGGTGGTGGTGGTGGCGGCGGTGCTACATCAGGCTCTCCATATCAGGGCGGTGCTGGCGGTGGGGTTGGTATTCTTGGCCAAGGGCCTAACGGCGCTGGCGGCGTTTCGGGGGGAACACTTGCCGCTGCAAATGGCGGCGCGGGTTCAGGCGGTACTGGTCAACTTTATGGCGGTGGGACAAGCAGCAGCGGCTCCGCGGGTGGAACAGGCGCAGTCCGCATCATTTGGGGTACTGATCGCGCATTTCCATCGACCAACACGGGGGACCTGTAAATGGAACATACTGACCTCGAACTCTACATTCAAATCCGCGACGGTCAGCCGCACGAGCACCCGATTTTCGGAGACAACTTTCGCGCCGCATTTCCTGACGTAGACACCGCAAACCTGCCAGACACGTTTGCTAAGTTCGTCCGCGTAGACGCCCCTGAGCCTGACACTTATGAAGTCTATGAAGGCGTTACATATCAATGGGTCGATGGCGTCGTAAAGGATGTTCACAGTGTCCGCCCGATGACGGACGCAGAGCGAACCGCTAAAACGCTTGAACTTGAAGCGAAGAACCAAATCTAGCATATTGTCAAGCCACAAAATTTAATGTAGTTTGACCATTAACCGTACTGGTGCGGCACATCAGGAACTCCATAGGAGTTAAACATGGACGAAACAGTCCCCAACGTAGCGGATGCCTCCGCGCCAGAACTCGAAGCCACGGCAGCAATCGAGCCTGTAGAAAACACGACGCCGGAAACGCCTGTCGAACAGGAAGCAAATAAGTCCTTCACACAAGAAGAACTTGACGCAATTGTCGGCAAGCGCCTCGCAAGAGAACAGCGCAAATGGGAGCGCGAACAGGCTCAAAAAGCAGAGGAAATGCAGGCCCGCCAACAAGCGGTACACGACATAACCCCTGAACAATTTGAGACTTATGAGGATTACGCAGAGGTTTTGGCCGAACGTAAAGCCGAAGAATTGCTGGCGCGGCGGGAAACCGCACGGCAGCAAGCTGAATTGCAGGATGCTTACCATGACCGTGAAGAAGCGGCGCGGGACAAGTATGATGACTTTGAACAGGTCGCTTACAATCCCAACCTTCCGATCACGGATTTCATGGCGCAAAGCATCCAAGCGTCAGACGCAGGCCCAGACGTTCTATATTATCTCGGCTCAAATCCGAAAGAAGCTGATCGCATCGCCCGCCTAGCGCCAATTTTGCAGGCAAAAGAGATTGGGAAACTTGAGGCTTCATTGTCCTCAAATCCGCCGGTCAAAAGAACTTCAAACGCCCCGGCTCCGATTGCGCCTGTCACAGCACGTTCTACTGGGTTAAACCAGTTTGACACCACCGACCCTCGCTCGACTAAGTCGATGAGTACGTCGGAATGGATCGAAGCAGAACGTATGCGACAGATCAAGAAGTACGAGGCACAACGCAACAGATAATTTGGGATTATTACCATGTCTAACTCGATTTTAACCATTGACATGATCACGCGGAAGGCTCTGGAAATTCTGGAGAACAACCTCGTGCTCACACGTAACGTAAACCGCCAGTACGACGACAGCTTCGCTGTTGAAGGTGCTAAAATTGGCTCAACCCTGCGTATCCGTCTTCCAGACCGTGCGCTTGTAACTGATGGCGCAGCCCTTCAGGTGCAGGATGACAACGAACAGTTCACAACGCTGACCGTTGCCAACCAGAAGCACATCGGCGTCAACTTCACATCTGCTGAATTGACCATGCAGCTTGACGATTTCGCAGAGCGCGTTCTCAAGCCACGTATCTCGCAGCTTGCTTCCAGCATCGACGCTGACGTTGCAAACGCGTATGCAACCATCGGTAACTCGGTCGGCACGCCCGGCACAACGCCCGGCACTTCGGCAGTTCTTCTTGCTGCACAGCAGAAGCTGAACGAAAACGCTGCGGTGATGTCGCCACGTTACGCCACCGTCAACCCAGCAGCTAACGCTGGCTTGGTCGAAGGCTTGAAGGGTCTCTTCAACCCAACCGACACGATCAGCAAGCAGTTCAAGAACGGCATGATGGGTACAGGCGTACTTGGTTTCGACGAAATCAATATGTCGCAGTCCATCAAGCAGTTCACCACTGGTTCGCGTACTGCAACTGGCGGCACAACTTCGGCTGCAATCACCGCTGAAGGCGCAACCGCCATCGCCATCACTGGCGCAGGCGCAAACGCTACTGTCAAGGCTGGCGACGTGTTCACTGTTGCTGACTGCTTCTCGGTCAACCCACAGACCCGTGAAAGCACAGGTTCGTTGTTCCAGTTCGTTGCGTTGGCTGATGTCACACTCAACGGTTCGGGCGCAGGCAGCATCACTGTTGCACCGATCTACTCGGCTGCTCACGCACTTGCTACGGTCAACACACTGCCTGCTAACAGCAAAGCAATCGTGTTCGTCGGCGCAGCGTCCACACAGTACGCTCAGAACCTTGTATACCACAAGGACGCTATCACCTTCGCAACCGCCGACCTTCTGCTCCCACAGGGCGTAGATATGGCTTCGCGTCAGGTGCATAACGGCATCAGCTTGCGCGTTGTTCGTCAGTACGACATCAACAACGACCGTATGCCTTGCCGTATTGACGTTCTGTATGGCTACAGCACGATCCGTCCGCAGATGGCCGTCCGGATGTGGGGTTAATTTAACACTGGCCCTCGGTTCGCCGAGGGCCAACTTTTTTAAAGGATTTATATTATGACTCTTCCTAATGGTGCTGGCGGTTATCAAGTCGGCGACGGAAATCTTGGTGAAGTTACTCTTGGTACTTCAGCTATCCCTACTGCGTATACCGCAGCAGCTACACTGACCACAGCCGATTTGGCTGGTGGCGCAGTTGTATACACTTCGGGCAGCACTGCTGACCTTACGCTTCCTGCTGTTTCGGTTGTAAACGCCGACATCAGCAGCGCAAAGACCAACTCATCGTTTGAGTTTTCTTTGGTTGCTACCAGCACCGGCGTGCCTACTATCGTAGTAGGCACTGGCTGGACGTTGGTCGGCGTTGGCACAGGCGTTGCATCGCGCAGCGTACTGTTCCGTGCTGTTAAAACCAGCGCGACAACGTACAACCTGTACCGCATCGCTGGTTAATAGGTTCTGCCCCGGCTTCGGTCGGGGCAAACTTTTCTGAAAGATAGTTTTATGGCTGTTATCTATCTCGTTCACCCACGCCACGGCGCAAAAGTTGCTATATCTGAAGATGAAGCACGCTGCGACGAAGATTACGGATGGGAAAGATACTATCCTGACGAACCTGTAGCTGCTATAGCTAACGAAATGCCGGCGCGCACTGGCCGCCGACGCACAACGCAGGAAGACTAAACGATGGAAACGGCTGGGGATATAATCAACGGTTCGCTTAGGCTTCTAGGCGTTCTGGCAGAAGGCGAAACTCCCTCGGCTGATACGTCGCAGGACGCCCTGCGCGCCATGAACCAGATGATCGATAGCTGGAACACTGAGCGCCTGTCCGTTTTTTCTACGCAAGACCAAATATTCACATGGCCCGCCGGCCAACTGTCGCGCACGCTTGGCCCTAGCGGCGACTTTGTTGGCAACCGCCCCGTGCTGCTTGAGGACTCGACGTACTTCAAAGACCCCGGCACCGGGGTTAGCTACGGCATCAAATTCATTAACCAGCAGCAGTACAACGGCATCGCGGTTAAGACGGTAACCTCTACGTTCCCGCAAGTCATCTTCGTCAACAACACGTTCCCTGATGTGGAGATGTACATCTACCCGCGCCCGACGCGCGCGTTGGAATGGCATTTCATTTCGGTAGAAGAACTGACGCAGCCTGCGACGCTCGACACAGTCCTGCATTTCCCGCCCGGCTACCTGCGTGCGTTCCGTTATAACTTGGCGTGCGAACTAGCACCTGAGTTTGGCACTGAGCCTGCACCGCAAGTGCAGCGCATTGCCATGACATCCAAGCGCAACCTGAAGCGCATCAACAATCCTGATGACATCATGTCGATGCCGTACAGCATTGTGGCTACACGCCAGCGGTATAACATCTTCGCAGGAAACTACTAATGAAGACGCCCATACTGGGCAGCGCGTATGTGGCCCGTTCAGTAAACGCTGCCGACGCACGCATGGTAAACTTGTTCCCTGAAGTGGTGCCGGAAGGCGGCATGGAACCTGCGTTCCTCCAACGCTGCCCCGGCTTGCAGCTTCAGCAGGTTGTTGGCACAGGTCCGATCCGCGGGCTGTGGGCGCACCAGACACGCGGCGATGACTTCTACGTCGTATCAGGCTTTGAAGTCTACAAGCTGTCGAGCCTGACCGGAACGCCAATCAAACTGGGCGACGTAACCGGCACTGGCCCTGTGTCCATCGCCGACAACGGCACACAGATATTCTTCGCCTGCAATCCTGACGCGTTTATTTACGACGAGTCAACCGACACGTTCGGGCAGATTACTGACCCTGACTTTCCGGGCGCGGTCACTGTCGGCTATCTCGACGGCTATTTTGTGTTCAACGAACCAAACAGCCAGAAGATTTGGGTGACGCAGCTTTACGACGGCTTCCAGATTGACCCGCTAGAGTTCGCCAGCGCCGAAGGTAGCCCTGACGGCGTTGTCGGGCTGCTGGTAGACCACCGCGAGTGCTGGGTGTTTGGCACCGACTCCACCGAAGTGTGGTACAACTCTGGCGGGCTAGACTTCCCGCTGTCGCCGATCCAAGGCGCGTTCAACGAAATCGGTTGCGCTGCGCCACACTCCATCGCCAAGATGGACAACACCGTGTTCTGGCTGGGTGCTGACGCGCGCGGCCAAGGCGTTGTTTACAGGGCCGCTGGCTATAACGCACAGCGCGTATCCACGCACGCGATTGAATGGCGCATCCAAAACTACCTGAATATGGGCGACGCGGTAGGCTACACCTACCAGCAGGACGGCCATACGTTCTACGTCCTGTCGTTCCCGTCCGCAGACGAAACGTGGGTGTTCGACGCGTCTACTGGCGCATGGCACCAGCGGTCATCGTACTCAGCTATCGCGCCGTCTGAAGGTGCGTTCGAGGCCGAATCATTTTATTCTGGCGCGTTCTACACAGTGCTGCCGCTCACACCTTCTGGCGACAGCGGTGTGTTCTCGCGTCACCGCAGCAACTGCCAGTGCAACTTCCAAGGTAACATCATCGTCGGCGATTACGCTAACGGCAACATTTACACGTTTGAGTTGAATGTTTTTGAAGACAACGGAATCGCGCAGCGTTGGTTGCGGTCGTGGCGCGCACTGCCGACAGGCCAAAACAATCTAAAACGTACAGCAAACCACTCCTTGCAGCTTGAGTGCGAGACGGGCGTAGGTACATCGACAGGCCAAGGCGCAGACCCGCAAGCTATGCTCCGCTGGTCCGACGATGGCGGCCATACATGGTCCAACGAACATTGGGCGTCTATGGGCAAGATCGGCGCAACTGGCACCCGCGTCATGTGGCGCCGGCTTGGCATGACGCAGAAGCTGCGCGACCGCGTCTACGAAGTGTCCGGCAGTGACCCTGTCCGCATCTACCTAACCGGCGCTGAACTGTTGTTGAGCGGCACGAATGCCTAACGACCAACTCACCCGCATCCCCGCGTCGCGTGTCCCGATTACGGACGCGTCAGACGGCACGGTGACGCGTGAGTGGTACAGGTATCTGTTTAACCTTTTTACGCTGGTGGGTGGCGGCCAAGCTAACTCCGCCGCCAGTTCGTCTTTCGGGCAAGACTTGGCGCCGGCTTATACGCCGCAAGTTGATGCTAAACGCCACGGCGTGTTTTATGACACGACCACGCAAACGGCTGCCGCCGTCAACACCGCGTATCCGGTGACGATTAATTCTACAAGCATAACTGACGGCGTCTACATTGGCACACCTACGTCGCGTGTGTATGTGGACCGCGTAGGCACGTACAACTTTCAGTTCTCTCTACAGCTTGTCAAAGCGTCTAGCAGTTCCAAACACGTTTACATCTGGTATAGGGTAAACGGCGTTGACGCGGCGAACTCTGCGACAAAGGTAACTTTGGCCGGAAGTGACGCAGCAGTTGTCGCCGCATGGAACTTTGTGGTAGAGTTAAACGCAGGTGATTACTTTGAACTGGTTTGGTCTACTGATGATACTGGCTGCCAAATTTACGCTCAAGGGGCCAGCGCCCCTGTACCCGCAATTCCGTCCGTCATCCTGACGGTTACGGATAACATTAATTGAGGTCTGATCATGGCTGTTCTTGCTCCACAACCTAAAGCGCAATTCTTTGACGCCAGCGGCACTCCGCTGGTTGGCGGTAAGGTCTTTACCTACGCAGCCGGTACGACAACGCCGCTGGCTACGTATACGGATGCGTCAGCAGCTACGCCCAACACCAACCCTGTCATTCTAGACTCCCGCGGCGAATGTAACCTGTGGTTCTCTAACGCGACCAGCTACAAAGTGGTGCTGAAAAACGCCACTGACGAACTGCAATGGACCGTCGATAACATTGCGACTTACGGCACCATCGCCAGCCAAAACTCCAACAACGTGGCGATCACCGGCGGTACGATCACCGGCGTCACAATCACCGGCTCCACTATCACCGGCGACATATCCGGCAACGCAGGCACCGTGACGAACGGCGTTTATCTGAACGCAGTGCAGACGCTGACAAACAAGACCATCTCAGGTCTGGCGTCGGCATCAACGGTCAAAGACAGCCTCGGTACGGATTACACTATCGGTTACCGCAGCATCCCGCAAAGCCTTAACACGACCGCCGCAGCTTCCGACGTTGGAAAGCATCTGTATGTGTCGGCCACCACCACAATCCCGTCAGGTGTGTTTGTGGCTGGCAACGAGTTTCTTGTTGTCAACAGCAGCGGCAGCACCGTCACATTGACGCAGGGTGCGGGCACGACGCTACGGCTCGGCGGCACTGCGACCACCGGCAGCCGCACCATTGCTGCTTACGGTGTGGCTAACGTGCTGTGCGTCGGCACTGAAACATTCTACGTCACTGGCAACGTAACCTGATAGGACCGGCCCATGCCAATTATCGCAGCAAACATCATTCCGGCTAAGAATATGGAAAACGCCCAGACAGTGCAGTACGTGTCGCCAAGCAGCACCACGACTATCATTGACAAGTTCACCGCGACTAACTTCAGCAGCGGCATGGTCAACGTGAGCGTCAACTTAGGCGCGGTCGGTGCGGCCACCGGAAACGACAACCTGATCGTCAAGACGCGGACGCTGCAACCCGGCGAGACGTACACCTTTCCAGAAATCGTGGGCCACATCCTGCCGTCCGGCGGGTATGTTTCGACGCTTGCGTCAGCGGCAGCCGCAGTCAACCTGCGTGCGTCTGGCCGCGAGATTAGCTAATGCCTGTTGTCCGCGCAGCCACTATAGAAGATATTCCTGCGTATATGGACTTGGCCGCGGCATTTGTGGCGACCACACCAATCAATCACGTTGTCCCCTTTGACCGCGAAGGCACATCCGCCTTTGTCGAAAAGGCGTTAGACAACCCAGATATGTTAATTCTAGTCGCGGAAGACGCAGGCAAAATAGTCGGCATCACGGGTGCTTTATTGTACCCTATGTACTTTAACCCCAGCAAGCTGGTAGCGCAGGAATTGTGGTGGTATTTAACGCCGGAGACGCGGGGCGGCCCTACATCAAAAATGCTATTCCAAACCATAGAAAAATGGGCTAAAGATAAAGGGGCAGAAGCCATGTTTATGATTGCGTTAGCGGATGCCCGCGTCGATACAATGGCTAAGGTATACAAGCGCAACGGATATACCCCGGCGGAACGGACGTATATGAAAGGTTTAATCTAATGGCTCTTACAACAGCAGCAGCAATATTAGGGGCCGCCGCCATCGGAGGCGTCGTGTCCGCTTCTGCGTCCAACAAAGCTGCTAAAACGCAAGCAGCCGCAGCTACTACGGCAGCACAGTCGCAGGAGCGCGCAGCAGCGTTGGCGGTAGAGGCGCAGCGTACTGGATCGGCTGAAGCTGTTGCAGCAGCAAGAGAAGCAGCAGCCACAGCGCAGCAGGCGCAGAATGAAGCAAACTTTCAAGCGCAGAATTTGGAGCGCCTGCGCTACAACGAAGCGCGCATGGCGGACGAGCGCGCGTTTACTGGCGCGCAAGAAGCCGCCACCAAGGGCTTTGACGCCGCTCAAAGCGCATACGACACTTCGTTCGGCGCCGCACGCGCTGCTAGCGATTTGGGTTTTGATACCGCGCTAGCCGACGCCACCAGAGGTTTTGACACCGCTCTAACCGACATCAACAGGGGCTATGACGCGTCTCAAGCCGCGACGGAATTGGGGTATAACACCGCCCGCGGTGATTTTGAACAGGCGTATCAGCGGCAGGGCGAATTTCAAGACCCGTATATAAAGAGCGGCCTTACTGCCCAAGAGCAGATTATGCAGCTTATGGGTATTGGCGGCGATGCGAACGCTGCCAATTACGGCCAGTACGCTAGATCATTTGGCATGGGCGATTTTGAGCAAGACCCCGGTTATGCCTTCCGTCAATCGGAAGGGTTAAAGGGGCTAGATCGGTCGGCGTCTGCACGCGGCGGTATCTTGTCTGGTAGCGCGCTAAAAAATATCCAGCGGTTCGGCCAAGACTTAGCCAGCCAAGAATATCAAAACGCGTTTAACCGCTACCAGACTGAGCGTGCAGCGCGCCTTAACACGCTTGGCGGCCTGTCCTCTGCGGGTCAGTCAGCGGCAAACGTAATGACGGGCGCTGCTGGACAGCTTGGGTCAAACAACGCGGCTAACGCTTTGGCGCGGGCGCAAGCGACATCCGCAAACTCTATTGGGCGCGGGACCGCGACTGGCAATATCGCCATGAACCGCGGCGCGACAACCGGCAATATCGCCATGAACCGCGGCGCGGCAACATCAGCAAACGTTTTGGGCCTTGGTCAAGCAACGGCGGGAACCGCTTTGGGGCGCGCTAATGCAGAATCCCAAAATCTTATGGACCGCGCAGCGGCAGCCAAAGCCAACGACGCGGCGTATTACGGTAATATAGGCAACCTTACGCTGGCCCGCGGCCAGAACACCGCGCAGAATGCGTACAACGTAGCCAATGCCGTTTCCGGCGGTGCCATGAACTTGGCGAACGCTGCATCGCAAGGCGCATACAATATCGGCAACGCTCAAGCGACAGGCGCGACTAACGCCGCGGCAGCCCGTGCATCTGGTTACGTTGGGCAGGCGAACGCACTTAACAACGCAATAGGCCAGATAGGCGGCTATTACGCTAACGCGCCTATGAACAACGCTATGATAGCATACTACCAAAACAACAGCCCTAGCACTGCGCGCACTGCGGCAGCAGCGCCATCAACGGTTATGCAGGGCTACAACCCTTTCGCGTATAACCCCGACAGAACAATTTGATACGTGAAGGTGTAATCGCATGGCAAACCAAATGATAGCCCTCCAGACGCGCAACCCGCAGCTTCCCGATCCGGCGAAGATGACGGCGCAGTACGCAAACTTGATGGGTATGGCGCAGCAGAACGAGACGGCTAAACGTCAGGCGATGCAAGCGCAGCAGACGATGGACATCAACGCCGCGCAAGAAGCGCGCGCAGCGCGCATAGCTGAACCGCAGTTTGCTAAAGCGCAGTCAGAAGCCACAGCCGCCGATATTAAAACGGCTATGGACTTTAACAATTTTGTCCGCGTGGCGCTGTCTAACTCCGACTCACCAGACCAAGTAGCGGCGTTTGCAGAGCGTATTGCAAGCCAACCGCAGTTTGAAAATCCCGTGTATCAGGGGGCGCTATCAGATGCCATAGCGTCTATGCCTACCGATCCCGTGCAATTTGAGGCATGGAAAGAAAAGACGGCTCTTAGCACGCTTGAGGCCGACAAGCGTTATGAGCAGGTATTTAAAACGCAAACTACCGGCACTGAACAACGCGAAATTGCGATGCCGAAATATGGCCGCGGCGCCGCCGCCGAAGTCCCCGGCTCACGTTTTCAAGTTGCCCAAGGTATGCAGTATATTACAGATGACCAAGGTAATATTAGGGTTGTACCTAAAGAAGCTGGCGGCGGATTCGGCACGCCGGCACCTGCCGTTGGAACGCAACCATCAATGGGCACGCCGGGGCAGGGCGGCAATACGTTTGCCCGAATGATACGTCAGGAGTCTGGCGGTAAGCAGTTCGACCGCAACGGGCGCCCGCTCACGTCATCGGCTGGCGCTATTGGTATCGCACAAGTTATGCCGAAGACGGCGCCAGAAGCCGCTCGTTTAGCCGGACTGCCATTTGATGATAAGCGTTACCGCACCGACCCTGAGTATAATCTTGCGCTTGGCAAAGCCTACTACGAAAAACAACTGGCTGACTTCGGCGGCGACGAGCGGCTGGCTGCTGCTGCTTACAACGCTGGCCCCGGCGCCGTGCGCCGCGCTCTGCAAAAGGGCGGCCCTAACGGCTGGATCAATAATGTCCCAGCAGAAACACGCAACTATGTTAAGTCTGTGTTCGGCGGCGGCCAAACGGCTGGCACGCCAACCGGCGTAGCCAATGAACCGCCGATTGTGGTTAAAGGTTCAGGTGCAAAAGGTAAGGCATCTACAGAAGGTGAGCGCCGTTTCGGAACTATCAGCCGCCAGATGCGCACCAACCTTAAAGATGCCGTTAGTATTCTTCAAACAAATCCAAAAGCTATTCGGCCTTCTGGGGCAGAATACGCCGCGTCGCAAATTCCGTTTTACGGCGAAGAGGCCCGGCTGTTTGCAGAAAGCGAACCGCGCCAGCAGTTTGTCGCGTCTGTCCTGCGTTTCCTTGACAACATCACGTTTGTCAACACCGGCGCCGGTACATCTAAAGAGCAAGAAGCCAACTACCGCCGGTCCTATATTCCGACGTACCAAGACACCGACGCGTCGGCGTACCGTAAGTTGGTCGGTATGGCGAACTTTGCGAAGAACGTTAAAGACGCCGCTGGCGTTATGTGGACGCCTGAACTAGACGCCGACTTCAACGCGCTGACGAAAGCGATTGAAAAGTTAAAACCAAAAGGTGCAGCAGCACCGAAAGCTGGACGGCGGACGCCAGTGCCTCGCAAAGCAAGCGGTGGGTTTACGGTTGTAAAGGTTGAAGACTAATGCCTACATATACGGTCCGCGCACCAAACGGTAAGACTTACAAGATCACTGGTCCTGCCGGCGCTACCAACGCGCAGATTGAGAAGGCGGTTCTTGAAGCGTACCCCGATGCGCGCGGTCCAGCCAAAAAAGCTGTAGCGCCGCCGCGTAACCGCGGGTCAGGCATCGGCGTGGTCGATACGGCGCTGGACAACGTCAACGAAATACTAATGGGTATCCCCGAAGGCGCGTACAATCTCGCGGCTATGGTTACCGACCCTATATCGGGTATGATCTTTGGTAAAGATGCAGTAAAGCAGGCGCAGGCGCAACGCCGTGCGGCTACCGATAAAGTATCGCGTACCTTTGTGACGCAGCCGCGCCCGCTTGCGCGTAACCTTGGGCAGTCAATAGCGCCCGGCGGGGCGGTGTCGCGCACCGCCGCCTTGGCCGCCCCTGTAGTGTCAAAACTACCTGTGGTCGGCAAAACAGGGGCGCAAATTTTACGATCTACTGCGCGCGGCGGCGTTGGCGTAAAGGGTACGTCGATCCCTAAAACTGTCGGCTTAAAGGTAGTGGGCGGCGGTACTTCTGGCGCAAGCACCGCAGCTTTAATGGGTGAAGACGCCGGCGAAGGTTTCCTGTACGGCGCAGGCATACCTGTCCTTGGCACTGTGTTTAAGAAACTTGTCGGCGGCGGCGTCGATCTCTTTCGGATGTCTAAAGTTAAAGCGGGCAAAATTCTTCGTGATGCTTTAGGAAAAGATGTTGAAGCGGCGAAGGCTGCCTTTGCACAACTATCACCTGATGACCAGCGCCTAGCGCAACAAGTCCTTATTGATGCCGGCGTAGAGCCTAGCCCGTTCTTTGGCGTGGGCAAAATTGTAGCGGACCAAATTGATCCCGACACCCCCGCCCGTATATTAAAGCAGCAAGAAGCGGCGCGTAACGCACGGTTGGCTGGCATTTCAGGCGGCGAAACCGCAACTGCACAACGCGCAGCCGCCGAAGCTGGTCGCCGCGAAGTCAGTACAGCCACTGGTCCTGCGCGCGACGCGGCGCTTGCGCGTGCTAACATCGCCGGCGCTACTGTCCCAGCCGCTGAAACATTGGCTAACGCCGCTCGGCAGCGTGCAGATGAAATAACCGCGTCTGGCTTTGTCCCACGTATGCGTGGGCTGGAACAGCGCGCAGGCGAACAGGCCGCTATTATGGGGGACAAACCGGCGTTGTTCCCTGATATGGGACTTATTCAACAAACGCGCGGTATATCCGGCGCCGCTGGGCAACGCGCGGATAACGCAATAAACGCTCAAATTAATTTGCGAGACGTTGCGCGCGACATGGAAGATGTTGTAGCGGACTTGGCCGCCGAAGGTATGCAGCCTTTGCGCGTTGCACCTATCGTGCAGCAGCTTCGCAGCATGGCGGGGCAGCCCGGCACACGCGCAGACGAACTTCAGCGTGGCGCGCTTAGGGGTCTGGCCGACAAGCTACAAGGTTTGGCGGACAACAACGGCGTCATTGACGCGCGCGACCTGTATCAAATCCGCAAGACCGGCTTGAATGACATCGTAGACACACTGCTGAGTGGCCGGCAGCCGGGGTCGGGCACCAAGGAACGTACTGCGTCGCTGCTGACTAGCGCCCGCGCAATGATTGATGACGCCATTGAAGGTAGCGGCGGTAAAAACTGGAAAGACTATTTGGCCCGCACACGCCAAGGGTTTGAAACTGTCAACCGTCAAAAGCTGGCCGGCGAAGGCGCACAACTAGCCCAGAAAAGCCCCAATGAATTTATTGAACTCATGAAGGGCAACCGCCCAGAGACGGTTGAGAACGTCATGGGTACGGGCCAGTTCGACATTGGCGGCATGGCGCTTGCTGATCCGCGCCGCTACAACGCCATGAAGATGTCGGCGGAAGAACTGCAAAATCTTAACCGTATGACTGAATTGCAGTCGCTTGGCGAAACCGCCGGCGGAAACCTTTTGTTTAAAGAACAGCCTAGCTTTTTGTCGCGCGGCATACGTAGTGTTATCGGCGCAAAGTTTCCTTCGGTTGCTTACGCTGGGCAGGGACTTAACCAAACTCAACGCGCGCTGATGGCGCCAGAAGTGCAGAAACAGTTGGCAACGGCGTATGAGAGCGGACCTAACATGGCGAAAGCTATGAATGAGTTTCCGACCGCAACGCGTGTGTCTGAGCAAGTGCAGCAGATAAACCCCACAGCACGTAATGTTATGGCGCAACAGTTTGCGTCGCCGCCTACGATTGGGTCGGAGTTTGGCTTCCCTGAAATAGACCCTGAATCCGGTGAACCGCTGATAGACATTGATTTTTCAGAAGGGTATCCTGTGCCGATATACGGCAGAGTATCCCGCAACATGATGAGACGCTAACCCATGACAACTATCGACCAGACCCAAGCACAACTTAACACGCACGAGCAGGTCTGCGCGTTCCGGTATGAGAGTATCTGTGCGCGCCTAAAGCGTCTTGAAACCATAGGTATGTCTGTGGCCGGCACAATTATAGTGCTGCTGCTCGGCATACTGCTTAAGGCTGGTGCATGAGCATCGTCTTAGGCCAGCGCAGTCTGTCGCGGCTTGAAGGTGTTCACCCTGATCTGGTGCGCGTTGTTAAGAAAGCTGCCGCGCTGTCCGACCTCGACTTCACGGTGCTGGAAGGCTTGCGTACCGTCGAACGTCAGAAGCAGTTAGTTAAACAGGGCGCGTCGAAGACGATGAACTCCCGTCACATCACCGGCCACGCTGTCGATTTGGCGCCGATGATTGGCGGTAAAGTATCTTGGGACTGGCCTTTATACCATCGGCTAGCCAAGATCGTGAAGGTCGCTGCGGCGGCTGAAAAAGTGCCGCTCCAGTGGGGCGGCGATTGGCGGACGTTCAAGGATGGCCCGCACTGGGAACTGCCTTGGAAGTCCTACCCGAAAGGAAAGTGATATGTTAAAAGGTTACCGCACATACGTTCTGGCTGCAATGGGCGTTCTTTCCGCCGTTGCTAGCTATCTGGTCGGCGATGCAGACTTGATGACGGCGGCTAACGCTGCCTTTACCGCAGGCGCTCTAGCGTTCCTGCGCGCAAGCGTCCCCCGCATTTAGGTTCGCCTAGCCATCATACGCCCGATCAGTATAACCATCGGGCCTAAGTCTTCAGGTGATTGCCCTGCCTTGAGCATGGCAATCACCTTTTCTAATGCTTCAGCGGTTGCCGCGGCATGGTCTGTCATCTTCTTAATCCGTTCATATTTATATTCTGGTTGAATACGCACCGGGTGCAAACCGCAGGCAGTGCATATAACTTTTCGGCTGTCATGACCATGTACGCAAACCCAAGGGTTATTTTCGTTCATTTCTTCAGCCCTTTCAAAAGTTCGACGCGCTCCCGCGCTGTCCGCAGCGCAGAGTAACGCTGGTGCAAACGCCGGGCGATGGCCGGGCGCTTGTGCGTCCGCAGTTCAGCGTCCAGCGCCGCCTTCAGTTCGTCTTCCGTAAGGTCGGACAGCACGGCGATCATCGACCGCCAGTTTAGTTTACTCATTTTTCAATTCCTCTAAAGCTATGTCGGACACCGCACGCTTGTCGTGCAGCGCCGCCCATATGCGTTCGTCAATACTCTTTTCGGTCAGCATCACATAGACCCAGACATCCTTGGTCTGGCCGCTGCGGTGCAGGCGCCCGACTGTTTGCTCGTACAGTTCCAGCGACCACGGCAGCGACAGGAACACCATGTGGCATCCGCCGTGCTGTAGGTTCAGGCCGTGGCCTGCCGACTTAGGGTGGGCCAGCAGCAGTTCGACCTCGCCGCGGTTCCAGCGTTCGATGACGTTGTCATCATCCATCGTCTGCGCGTGCGGAAAGCGGCGCTTCAGTTCCGCCAACTCTTCTTGGTATGTATACGCTACTAGCGTATTGGCCCGTTGGTTCTCCGCCAGCAGTTCTTCCAGCCGGTCGAACTTGTGGCCACTGAACCAGATGGACGGCGTGCCTGCGTCGCGGTTGTAGACAAAGCCGGACGCCATCTGTTGCAGCTTGGTTGTGACCGACGCTGCGTTCTGCGCTACGATCTGGTCATCGCCAAAGCGCACGACATACTCGCGTTTCATCTTGTCGTATGGCTTGCGGTCGTCCAGCGCGACGCGCACCTCAGTGACATGGCACGGCGGCAGCTTGTCCTTATACTCGCCCGGCTCCAGCACGAACGTCGCAGGGCGGATGCGCTGCATGACTTGCTCCAGTGCGCCGGCTGCCGGCACCCACTGGCCGAAGTCGCGGTTGGTGCAGATGAAATACTGCTGCATGAACGCACCCTTGGCACGGCCCAGCAGCGTCTGATCAATGATCTTGCACTGGCCGAAGACATCCTCAAGACCGTTCGACGTGAACGATCCGGTCAAGCCCCAGCGCACCTTCACGTTAGCCAGCATCTTGTCCAGCGCCTTGAAGCGTTTGCCGCTGGGGTTCTTCAGCCGCGTCAGTTCGTCGAAAACAATTCCGTCGAAACTGGATAAGTCCTCTAGCTTATCTAGGTTGTCATAGTTAATGACCACCACACTGGCATCGCTCTGAAGTGCTGCGGCGCGTTGCGACGGCGGTCCGACAGCAAGTGCAGGGGCGATGCCAGACCACTTCGGCGCTTCCACCGGCCACACATCTGTGCAGACACGCTTCGGTGCTACCACCAGCCAGCGTTTAACGTAGCCGTCGCGCAGCATCTCATCCATCGCCGTCAATGTAATGGCGGTCTTGCCCGCGCCGACAGGCGCAAGGATCATGGCGCGGTCACGTTCGTACAGGAACGTCGCAGCCTCTTGCTGATACGGCCTTAGCTGAAGCGTTTTATCCATGCGTCTACATCCTCCACCGACCATAAGCACGCGTAGTGCTGCTTCGTGTGCGCCATCTCATCTGCAAAGATACGCTGCAACGCAGACAGACGCCCGCCAGCTTTCTTCAGTTCGATGAACCACGCCTCACCGTTGGGCATACAGGCTATGCGGTCGGCCACACCAATCTGCGTAACGCTGCGGAACTTGTAGGCATAGCCGCCCACCGCACGCACACGTTTGCAGAAATACCGCTCTATCTCTTTCTCAGTCATGACGAAGGGCTACTCCAAAATTTTTTGCATTTCAAGCATTGCATCAAATTTTGTTGTGTGTATACTGGCCGCTCAAACAGTAGAGTGAGGTACAGTATGCAACATAGTAAGATAGTCGGCGGCTCTACCGCCAAGCGCGTCATAGCCTGCCCCGGCAGTGTGGCGCTGGTGGACACCGTACCGCCAAAGCCCAGCAGCAGCTACGCCGACGAAGGCACGCTCCTGCACGATACTATAGCAACCATATTAGAGCGCGACCTTGACCCGTACAGCATGGTCGGCACGACCTATGAGAAGACCGTGCTGACTGAAGCGTTGGTTGATGACAAGCTGATACCGGCGCTGCGTGCGCTGGATGAGATAGACCCCAAGGGGGAGATGGAATATGCGGTTGAAAGCAGGGTTGGCTTTGGTGATTTTCTGCCTGACGTTTTTGGTTCTACCGATCTTCTTGGTCGCCTTGGTGATAGAGCGATTGTTCTGGATTGGAAGTTTGGCGATGGCGTGGCTGTCGAAGTCGAGGAAAACAGCCAGCTACTCTTCTACGCTGCGGCGGCTAAACGCACGCCGGAAACGTCGTGGGCTTTCAAAGACGCAAAAGAAGTCGAACTAATCATTGTCCAGCCGCCTTACGTCAAGCGTTGGGTGACGGACATCGCCCGCGTCGACGCGTTCGAGAAAGAACTTGCCGCCGCCGTCAAGATTGCGAAGCGTCCAGACGCGCCGTTGGCGTCAGGCGACCACTGCAAGTGGTGCGCGGCAAAGCCGGTTTGCCCTGTCATGACCGGCGCTGTGGACCGCGCGCTGAAGGCCAAGCTGGAAGCGTTGCCGGTTGAGCAGATCGCACACTATCTGGAACAAGCGCCGCTAATCGAAGGGTTCATCAAGGACTTGCAGCAGTTGGCGCACGGACTTCTGGAAGAGGGGCAGAAAGTCCCCGGCTGGAAGCTGGTCAACAAGCGCGCCACAAGACAGTGGACAAATGAGGATAAGGCTGTAGCCTTCCTAACCAGTGCTGGTGTAGAAGCATGGGCAGAACCCAAGCCGCTATCACCAGCCCAAGCGGAAAAGGCTTTGAAGAAAGCCAAGATAGAATTGCCGGCGGACTTAGTTGTCGCCGTCTCAACAGGCTCTACCCTTGCGCCGGAAAGTGATTCCCGGCCAGCGGTTTTGCAAATCGGACAGACGCTTACCAAAGCTATGTCTAAAATCCAGTAACAGAAAAGGTACAATACAATGACAAATATCACTACTTTTGGCGGCGCTAACTTGCCGTCCGTTCAGTCCCTCTCCGGCGCGCTGCGCTCCATCCAATCGGAAGTCGCTCCCGGCGGCACAGTAATCCTGAAGATGGACAAGACAGGCCATTGGGTTTTCGGTGCAGACCAGACCGAAGTTGAGGATGGCAGCCTGTGGGCCGCTAACCCGTTCTCGTTCGTGCATGGCTACATTGCATGGGGCAACGGCGAAGTGCTGGCTGAGAAGCTGGTTCCTGTGTCAGAGCCGCTGCCAGAGTTGGACCCTGCACCGTCAGGCGCAACCCGCGGCTGGGAAATGCAGGTCGGCATGATGCTGGTCTGCACCAACGGTGAAGACAAGGATATGCAGGCGCGCTTCACGGCTACGTCAGTCGGCGGCAAGCGTGCAGTGCAGGCTTTGGCGGTTGCCATCGCCGATCAGGTCGAGAAAGACCAGACTAAGCCTGTGCCATTGCTTTCGCTGAAGTCGGAGCATTACCAGCACAAGACCTACGGGCGCATTTTTACGCCTATCTTTGAGATTACCGATTGGGTGTCTATGGACGCAAACTCGGTTGAAGAAGCAGAGGATGCGGAGTTGGAAGTCGCCGCTGATGCTGAAGCCGCTGATGGTGCGCGCCGTCGTCGTCGCGTAGTATAACAGGGTGCGAAAGCCGGGGCGCACACCGCGCTCCGGCAAGTAGCGGAAGAGTGAGAACTTCTATGAGCATAAATAAGTACAGACACGTTTCGGCCAAAATGCCGCGCATGGCGGTATGTTCGGTATGCGACCGCGCCGCGGGCGAAGCAGCGGCGCCTAAGTTTACCCGCGTTTGCATTCAGTTACGCGACCGCCAGCCATTCATGTGCGACGAATGTTGGGAGGGTTGCCATGTCCGTTCTTTGGGTTGACTTTGAGACGCGCAGCCGTTGCGACCTTCGCAGCCGCGGCGTGTATAATTACGCGCAGGACGCCAGCACAGACGTGCTGTGTATGTCCTACGCATTTGATGACGAAGACGTGCGGACGTGGCTCCCCGGTGAGCCTTTCCCGCAAGCCGTCAAAGACCACAAGGGGCTGGTATACGCGCACAACGCAGCGTTCGAGCGCCTGATATTCTGGTATGTCCTTCAGGTGAACTTCAAGCTGGAGCAGTTCTACTGCACAGCAGCGCAAGCCCGCGCCAACTGTGCGCCGGGCAGCCTAGAGGATGTCGGGCGCTTTGCTGGCGCGACCATGAAGAAAGACCATCGCGGCAGTCAACTGATCCGCCTGCTGTCCATCCCGCAAGCTGACGGCACATTCCGTGAGGATGCGGCGCTGATGCAGGAGATGGTTGACTATTGCGAACAAGATGTCCGTGCCATGCGCGCTATCGCGCAGGCGCAGCGTCCGCTGTCGGCTGATGAGTTGGCCGACTATCACGTCAACGAGCGCATCAACGACCGCGGCGTGCTGCTGGATCGTCCATTGGCGCAGGCGGCGGTGCGCTACGCTGAGACTGAATTGACTGAGATACAGTCCATTGTCGCAGAGGTGACGCACGGCGAGATTAAGTCCGTCCGCAGCCCGAAGATGAAGGATTGGGTGTTAGCTAGGGTAGGGCCGCAGGCGCTCGAACTGGCAACCGTGATGAAGGACGGCGTCGAGAAGCTGTCCATTGACAAGAACGTGCGCGCCAACTTACTCGTGTTGGCAGAGGAGAACCCAGATGAAGTCCCAGCGGAAGTTGCAGAAGTCATCCAGTGCGCGGACGATCTGTGGGCATCGTCCGTTGCGAAGTTCCAACGTGCGGCGGCGCTTGCTGATGAGGAGGATTTTCGCGTTAGAGGAGCGTTCGTATTTTCTGGAGGCAGTGCTACT